CCAGTGACCGCTGTAGTAGCACTTTTAATGGCTTGAGAACGAGCTTGTTTTTCAGCAGCAACAGTTTGTTTTGCAGAACCTTGACGCTCTTTCCAAGTAGAGATCAGTTCATCAGCAGCATCAACATCATATTGCTTGTCTGCTCTTGCGAACAGTTCTGATCGTACCTTTGAAGCATTGATCCAGTTTTGGAAAGCAGCATCAGTAACTACATTACCAAAGTCAGGATGTTTAGTTTGCAAAGTCTGTAATGCTTTTGCTTTTGTCATCTCAAGAGCAGCAAACTCAGCTTGCTTAATCTTGGGATGGTTCTCAATCGCCTTTGCTACAGCAGTCTTGGGATCAGCAAAGAAATCGTCTTCGTTAATCTCTTCTTGCGTAGTTTGCTTCGTTGCTTGAGTGCGGATGAAGTTATCAACAATCTTACGAAGTTCCCCAACTTCAGAGCCTTGACGACCAATTAGCCTTTCAGCCTCCTGGTGCATCCTAACAATCTCTTTGAAATCTTTACCCTGATACTTCTCAGGAATTTCTTCGACTGCTTGCTCCTGTTGAGCTTCTTGTTGCACTTCTTCAACCTGTTGAGCCTCTTGTTGGGTTTGCTCTTCTTGGTTGTCTACATCATCAATAAACTCAGCCATATTGTCTCCTGTGCCTTCTAAGCATTTTAGGAAAAGATTTTATTTGGTTGTCTCTTTCGAGATCCACTCATGTTGCTCCGTCTTACGCTCCCACTTAATCTTGGATTGTCTTAATCGATCCCAATTAGTGTGAGCATCTGGAAAATCCCCAGAGAACGGATCTAATTTACTTCTTGGTGCGCTTAGTAGTTTCTTTGCATCGTTACCGCAGTGTCTACACACCACAGTATCAACTCCAGATTCCACTAAGTATTCTTCTTTGTGTCCTTTGACACATTGAAAATCATCAAGGACTCTCATTTGACAACTCCTCGTAAGTCTGTTCGGTTAACTTTTTCAAGTTCAACAGATACTGGAGAATATCTACTTGTCCTTTTCGATACCACAAAGTCTGTTCATCAGGGATCTTTGTAATATCTTCATACTGCTCTAGCATTGCTTCAAGATCTTCTAGTAACTCTTGCCACCCTTTAGTAGCAAATAAACTAAATCTCTCGTCGTAATACTGTTGTAGTTCTCTGTCCAAGCATTATCTCCAATGAGTGCTTTTAATAATAGCATTATACCACAATGCGATTATAATGTCAAGATATTTTTAGTTTGCTCTTGCTGCTAATACCTGCAATTGAGCAATTTCTTTCTTAGTATCAATATCTTTTTCTTTCAGAGCCACATTAGCAAGTTTAATCCTACGCTCAAACTCTGCTGTAGGATCTTGAGCATCACCTAAATACTTAGATGCTGAAGCAGCGATAGTGGCCTGTAGTTCAGCAGGTTTAAGTTGAGTATCAATTACTTCAGACTGTGTTTTAGCCTGTTTAAGTTGTACATCTGCTTGTAGGTCTGCTAGTTCTAGTTGTGCTTTCTGCATCTGCATCTGCATTGCTGCTTGTTGCATCTGTTGCTGCTGAGGATCACCTTGAGCCAACTGTTGCAACTGAACCAACAACTGCTCTCGGTTGTTCAATCCACTGTTCTCAATGATTGCTTGGAGGACAAGAGGAACAATAGGACTCTCAGGACCAAGAGTCTTCAATAGATTAATGAATTGCAACTGCTCATATTCCCTTGCAATGATTCCAAGGTTAGAAGAAGCAGTGAAGTTGTAATCAGCAGCAGGATAACGCTCTGGATCAAACTGCATATAGCGGTATGCTGCTTTCTTCACAAAAGGAATCAAGAACTGCTCTTGGAAGTTCACCAGAGTACGCTTGTTCTTCTTAATCAGTGCAGACATGGCAGGGTTGAGTCCTTGCCCATCAGCACCAGCAGCAGGAATACCAGCACTATCCACAGTACCAGTAGCCATAAGCATCATACGCTCAAACTCTTTAGCAGTGGCTAGGTTACCAGGATCAGTATTACCAAACTTGAATGGTTGAAGGATCTCTGCTGGATTACCGTTGGTAAGGATGGTCTTACCAGGACGAACTTCAAACTTAGCACCTCTGGGTAGACGAGTAGCATCAATACCCATCATAGGTACAGTGGTCAATGCAAGGCTGTCTAGGTGTGCTCGTACCTGAGCATCGATAGCCTGTTGCATATTATAGCCCTTCTCAGCGATTCCTCGGCCCCAGAAGTAGTTAGGCATGGAATCATTCTGGAAGGCCACTACAGGCCGATCCTTCATCATATAGGGGCTTTCTTCAGCCTTGAGGAGGTACTGATCGTTAGCGATAACGATGATAGCCTCTACCAATTCACTGAATTCAGCACTATAAGCACCTAGATCTTCATCACCTTCAGCCATCAGGTCCACATATTTGTCTTCAAATGCGTTATCCAGCAGTGCTTTAGGCACTAAACCGTAGTAACGCATCAGTTTTACCCTGTTTTGCTGCTGATGAACATCTTCTTGTACTGGCTCAAGGTCAGTATCTACTGCTGTGGACGATAAATTAGGTACTTTTTCGTATACACCGTTCTCCATCGCCATAACAACCTTGTGGAGAGGCACAAATTCCTCAATAGCAACACCCAAAGAGTCTTCAATCGACATAGCATTGGGATCTACAAGGAAATTCTTAGGATTTACAGGCTTGAGTTTGATGCAGAATCGTTGTTTTTCTTCTACTCCGACAGCAGTAAGGCCCATCTCAACGATAGGACGCATTGCTGGCGCTAATTCTGTCTTCTCTTCTAGGATAATTTCACCGATACCAGTACCGTAGACAGCAGACAAGAGGATAACATCACTGATAGACTTCCTAACCCTGTCTTTCTTGAAGTCTTCAGTCATCTGATTCTTAACTGCTTCGATGTCTACCTTCTGTTGGTCAGCAAGATCATCAGTAATATCAAAGAATTTCTCACCTCTACCAAACACTGCTTCTTCAATCTCGGCTACATGAGTCTCAATTGCTTGTTGCAGAGCAGGAGTGACAATCTTTGCTCTTTCAGAGCTACGCTGTTGATCTTCACCAGACCAGATTCCTCGCCATAGACGCTCATAAGAGAGCCAGTCTTCAAGGTAATTAGTATCTCTGTGGTTACGCCACTCTTCGCATTGACCAAGAACCCATGAAGCCAGTTGATTGTTTGTGTTCATTGTTTCTTCCTATATTGTTGTAAGACAGTGTCTTGCCTATGCCACCAGTGGATTAGCATCAACTAGACTGTTAATAACCAGCAACAGCATCTAGAGGAGTCCAATCTTCCTCATCAAAATCATCACTAGCAACATTCTTTGCTAGCTGAGACACATAAGACAAAGCATCTACCAAGTCATCATGCACTTGTGTTGAAGGAAACATCAGATACTGGTCAATAAACTCATCCCACTTCTGATCCTGATTAAGTATGATGCGACCATGCTCAAAGTTACCCTGTAAAGACCACATGATCCTATCAGTCTTCTTCTGATTACCATGTGTCAACTCCTCCAACCTGAAGAAGTTATTATATCTCTTCATTAACTGTTCTAAGTAACCCATCACTGCTTGTCTAGCCATCCCTTTCTCTAGACCAACAGCCATAGGCTTATATTCTTCTACATTGTTGAGTATCCTCATTGCACACTCTTCAATGTCCCAACGACCATACTCAATCTTGTCTACAAACCAGACACCATCATCAGTAACCTTCACCACAGCAATAGCACTCTGGTCTAGTCTCTTCTGTGCAGCAGTGCTAGCATTGGAGACATCCTTAAACCCTGCTAAGTCAATGGCTATGTACCAAGAACCATTGTTAGGCTCTGATCCATACTTAATCCACTCTTCTTTAAACAAACCACTACCACTGTTGGTAAAGGATGCTTCAAACTCTTGCTTGAAGTGGAAAGTACTGAGAGTGTTTTTAGCAGCTTCAATCTCTTCAGGATCAATAGTAGGATTGTCTTTAGTGGTTAAGTGCCAAGACTTCCAATCCTTACTACGATCACCTTCACCAGTCTTAAAAGCATCATAGAACCAGTTACGACCATCAGGGGTACTAATCAGTACTGCTTCACCTTTTAAGTCTGCTAATGCAGGTCTAATAATCTTTGTGAACAAGTCTTCTTTAACAAACGCTGCTTCATCAATAACAGCAAAGAATAACTTTAATCCTCGTAGTGCATCTGGGTTTTCACCAGACCTTACATAGATCTTCCTACCAGTAACCAATGTGATGTCCATCTGATTCACATGGGCTTGTTTAATGACACTGGCTCCTTGGGTCAATAAGGCTTCCCAAGCGATCTGCCTAGCCTGACCTAGGGTAGGTGCTACATAGACAACAGAAGAGCCTTCTGGAGCCTGTAGAGCCTTTGCTAGGAGCATCTTAATGGCTAGGTTACTCTTACCACATCGACGACCAGCAGCAATGACTTTAAACCTATGCTTGTCTTGCCAGACATCCAACTGCCAAGGCAGAAGACTCCAATTAATCTCTGCCATTTTGTACTCCTACTTCTACATCAATAACATTATCTGTTGTCTCTATTTGTGGAGACTGGTTAATACCGCTGATGTTAATAACGATACCGCTGCCTCCTGGTCCTGCGGAGTCTTTATGAGACTCAAAGTAACTAATAGGCAATGCTCTATCAAGACACATCTTTAAAGCAGGAATCTGATTAGGATGACCATCAGTAAGAGCCATCTCTATCAGAGTCCTAAGCATCCGATCTCCTTCGGAGACAAGCATTCGAGCACATAGTTCTCTGGCTTTTTGAAAGTCTCCTTTCGGACGACCAACTTTTCCAGGTTTTAACTTTGCTTGTACTTCGGCTTTAGGAGGTCTACCTCTTTTTCTCTTAGACGGTAACACAGGCGCAGAGACAGTGTCACTTGTAGACACCTCAGAGACAGTGCTGTCATCTTTGCTTGTAGACACCTGTACAGTCTTAGAGACAGTACTATCATCTAT